CCCTGGTGGGCGGTACCTTAGGGTTGCAGCATACTTACTGAGTGTGAGGCCTGCACTACCTCACGCCCAGGGGCCCCACGAGGGACCCGACTCAGGACGACCATGCATATCATCGAGAGGAACTTCCACGCCCACCACTGGACGAACTACTGAGGGGGATGGTGTACAATCGTAGATTCGTCAGGTGGTGGGCTTGACGACGTCTACGATTACCCGGAGCGGGGCAACTTGGAGTTGGGAGGCATGGCCATACTCTTCCCGGCCTTCTTGACGGCCTTACGGGCGGCTTTCGTCGCCCTCATGTCGTCGACCCTGCCCTTAGTGAAGTCGGCCGCTGCCGCCCCAATTTGGGCATAGGGATGTGGGATTGCTTTCAGAACGGGGGCTAACATACCCGTAATTCCCGACACCGCGTCGGCGAACCACTCGCCCAGTCCATTTTCCTTCACCATCACGCCCGGAGGCATGTCAGCTAAACAAGTGGAGTAGAGTTCAAGAGCGGTTAAGTCGTATTGCGGAGACGGCTTGGCTAACACCGCGAGGTCGGTCTCAGAGGAACTCGGGAACCTCTCCACGAAGACGTTATACGTCAGGCTCAGCGTAGTTGTATACGAGAGCCCCGTGAAGTAGGCGCCGCTTGAGTTGAAAGAACTCTGGGAACACAACTGGGTCGATGCGAACAACGACCCCATGGCTAGTTTGGGGAACCATGCCGAGGTGTTGGGAGCGCCTTGTACGGCGTCTGGTTGGATGATTGGGCCCACATAGGCCTCTCCCGTGATGGGGAGCTGGTTGGAATTGAGCGTGAGTGCGCAGTAAGCGCCCTCCTTAGCATGCCACTGGCGAGTGCCAGTGAGCAGCATCGCCTGTGCGGGCGACGCCGGCCAGGGGTTTACGTCCGTTAACGACGCTACCCCGATGATGCTAGTCGCAGCGGCGTTCAGGATGGGGTAAGAAGCGCCCGTCACTGGGGGTTCTTGAGGATTACGATATACCAGGACTTGGCCCTGGGAATTCAACTCTGAGGTAGTGTTGACCACCTCGAACCCCTGTGCAATTACCCGGCTTGCGCCTAGAAGGTAAGAGTCGGGCAGAAACAAGCATCCCATGCCTGAAGTGGCGGCTGTGCCGAGTGCGGTAGAAGAACCCGAGGGTACGGATACCCAGGAGATACCGCCGAGGGTCACTTGAGGCGCGGCCGCGTTGTAAACAATCGCGTTTTGCGCTCCTCCGGATCCGAGGGTGTATTGAGCCATTTGCGTCGCAGTTGGCCAAGGTAGCGAAGTTATGTGACAGTCCCAATTTTGGCCGTTCGTGACAGTGCCAGGAACAGCTATGGTGACCGTCTGCTTCACTAGCTGGACGATTGAAGGAGCCAGATTGATATCCGGGTAGCCCGAGCAGTTCACGTCGAAATCGTGGAACGGGTCGAGAGCGGCCACGAGCCACTCCTTTCCCGCGGGGGTCAAAGCTTGCGCCTTAACCATCCCATCCAACTTCCTGTTCACCGCGCGAGCGGATCGATCGCTCGATCCTCCCGACATTACTGGTTTGCTTCTCTGTGCTAAACGTTTCAGGGCCCCCGGGGCGCGCCCGCCCCATTCGCTAGGCTCCCCCGAGCCTCTCCCTACCAACCACCACTATAGCGGTAGGGCCTGCATCGCGTCTCACTTACATGTAGTCAACGCGTGCCAGGGCAAGGAAGACGGGGTGTTCGAGATACGCCCCTATTCCCGCCCGACCGATCAGGGTCTCAACCTCCTCGACATCCGCAGCTGTGATGCCGTAACGCTCGTAGATGTTATCTTGCGACAACACCCGCGGACGCTCCGCCAGCAGCTCTCGAGCGGCGGCGACATGAAGATCCTCCACGTGACGGATCTTCCTGCCGCTCCAACAAAGGTCAAGGAACGTCTCGACAAACGCCCGCAGGATGGGGACTGCGATGAACGCGCCGTAGCTCTTGGCTACATCCCGGGCGTAGAGGGCATAGGCGTCGCGCACTGGCAGACGATACAGTGACCTCGGGTCGATTAGTGCCTTTCCGGCTTTGAGGATACGAGAAGGGAGAGGGCCCCAACACAGACCTGCGTCTGTATCATACCATATCCCCTTCAGGAAAGTGGCATGGGTGGGGCCTCTGGGACGGCGCATTTTCATCGCCAGACCGAGTCGATCAAACACGGTCAAATCCCAGCCGCGACGGATCACTGCCTGCCAGGCGAGTGCCATCACGATTGAGTTGCCTAGAGACGTGTCCGCGCCTCCGGTGTCACGCATAGGGCGTTCCGATCGCTTGATCCGGACGACTTCACCCGACTGGAAGTACGCGACCAGGGTCGCATAACTCAGCCGGCGCAACGCCTCAACGACTTCGGCAGAGACTCCGAGGAGACGGAGCACTCGATACTCGAGCTCGAGGGGACCCCAGGATTGACTTTGATCAAACATGGAGGCGTCCCCTTCGAACCATACGATCGTGCCATCAGGCTCGACATAGGCGACGAGCGAATCGTCTCCCAATACAAGCACAGCAGCCTGACCGACGGTCATGAGGTGTACGTTCGCCATCCAGCGATCTAGCAGGAGATCGGTGGCTTTGCCCGCGTAGGCAAACCAAACTTTGGTGGTACCAATGGTCCAGAAGCGCGGCTCTTCTAGTGACCATTCCGACGCTAAGCGCTCGCTGGCGGCGTAAATCTCGGGCCCGACCATGGCCTGCACAAGCGGCTCCACGTTGGAAATGGCACGCGGTCGCATGCCATACGTGTCGCCCTCTATGCGCATCAAGACCTCATCAGTCTTAACCATTATCGTGACCTTGGACAACGCAGGGTGATTCAGGTCGAATCCCCATTGTTCAAGTTCAGCGAGCGCCTTCTCCATTCGTTCACGTTTCTTCGGGACTAGATGGTCCAGCCAATCAGAGACACAAGCGTCGCGGACAAGCGGCGGAAATGCTTCCACCGGGAACCGTGCGTTTTCGTGCCAAAATTCGGCTTGCGGGACGGGATCTAGAGGCGCGGGGACCATTATGCGGTTCCGGAGGACAGCCTCCAGATTTGCGTCGGTACGCGCGGGGGAATAGACGGGAACGTTTGTTGCGAGGAAGAAGTAGACGAATGATCCAGGTAATTCTACCTCTTTGATCCTCCATTCGCGACGGGGAGAGACTTTAAGCAACGGGTCCTGCGGTTTGGGAGCACAGTACGCCGTGGCTTGCTTTCGGATCATCATTGAATTCGGGTTCGTTGCGCCCTCACGCAATTGGCGAACGCGAGCCAGACCAGCCGTTTCAGCGGGAACCACGGTGCGATACACCCATGGCTGGTCGTAATGATGTTGACGGAAAGCGGGCCAGGAAGGAGCAGCTATCGCGGGGCCAAGATCGTCGTCTTGACCCCAATCGATGGATGTGACATCACCGAGAGAGCTGCCTGGCTGAAGGAACATTAAACCTTTTCCGATGTTGTAGAGAGCAGCGACGTTCCAAGCGAGGTGCAACGCGATTCCCGCCTTCAATGGGCACATGTATGTTGCCACGTGCATGATGGCGGTCATCGGGTAGGACCAGAGGGTGCCGTTGAGAGCGTGTGTGGCTATCTCTACGCCCATAATCGCGAACAACCCCACCGGTACCTTCTTGATATGGATCCGTTTGACGGGTTCCTCCCAAAAAGGCGCGGCTAGGACGCTCGGCATGGTCGCGCGATGCGGACTGTTCCACAAAGCAGAGAATGGCTTGAACGCGTCTCCCCAGCTCCAACACAAAGCCAAGACGGCT